TTTTCTTTTGATTCTTTAAAGAAGATACTGAACCATTTAGTACTAATATATCTGCTTCACTATTTGATAAGATTTGTTTTGATTTGCCTAACTTATGTCTTACATCAATAATCTCATCTCTAAGTTCTTTATTCTTCTTAATTTGTTTTTCATTATCCAAATAATCTTTTATAAGTTGTGTAGCTTGTATAAGTTCACCATTTAGTTTGATTTCTTTGGTTTCAAATGTTGATAACTTGTTGATAAGTATGTTAATATCTCTACTCACTTTTGTTTCATCAGCTTTCAACTTATTAAGTTCTTTTAATAAATCAGAATAACGTTTACGTGAATCAATAGCAAGAAGTAAAACATCTTTTTGTTTTAACATTGATTTTCTATTAACTGAACATATACTTAAATCTGCAGTTACTCCCACTTTAGCATCAATAATTGATTCGGAGTTTTCCATACAAATATCACAATCTTTATTATATCGATGTGATTCCAAATGCTTCATTCTCTCTAATAAAGAATCTTCTCTGATTTTTAACTTATCCAATTCATTATTTAAATCTTTTAAATCGGATGTATATTTATTAAACAAATCATATCCTTCGGTGATTTCCTCTTCATCAAACGAATCGATTTTTTCTTCCAATTTGATTTGGGTTTCCTCAAACTCTCCAATCTTAGATTGTGTCTTATCTCTTTGAGATATCAATTCGGTTAACGAAGTTTCCGAAGTCGATTTTTTTGTTTCTAATTCTTCTTTAGAATAATTGTCGGATTTAACTTTTACAATCTTTTCGTTGAGGGAGATTAATTTCTGATTGTGCTTATCCACTTCTTCTTTAGCAGTAGTTAAACTAACTTCTTCTAATTTGTATTCAGCTTCTACTCTCTTTAAATCAATTTGGATATCAGCTAATTGTTGAGTAAAATCATCTCTCTTAAACTTTCGTATTAAGGAAGCGTTATCTCTATTCTCATTATAAGCATGTGAGTAAAGTTTATCGAAAATATCCACACCCATAAATTGAGCAAGTATTTCTTTTCTCTCACTTTGTGATTTATCAATGAATAAGGAGTTGTTACCTTGAAGTGAAAGTGTAGTTAATACAAAATCTTCATAGGTTCCTAAATATTGTTGAATGATGGAGTTAGTATCCCTTCGTTGCTCTCCGTTCAAGGAATGGATACCACTCTCATCTTCTTTCCAAAAGGATACATCTACTTTTAGATTTCTCCCTTTGTTAATTAATTTAGCTCTTCTTTCAATAAAGTAATCTACATCTTCTATTTTGAAATGAAGTTTACAATAGAAGTTACTCTTTCTATTATTAAGTACGTTCTTAGCTACATACGTTCTACTTGTCTTATCGAATATACAAAAGGATAGTGCATCGAATAGAGATGATTTACCTGAAGCATTAGGAGCGAATATACCTACTATACCATTTATACCATCAAAACGTATCTTATTGTTCTCACCATAGGAAAACATATTAGAGAATTCAAACTGATGAGGAACCCATTGTACATTTGGTGTCATCTCTTCTTCAACCAACTTTGTGTTGATTTCTCTATTGATTTGTTTAATCTTATCAATAGTATCATCATCTGCCAAATATTGTCTTTCCAAATAATCTTTAATTAATTCGTTTTGGAATTCAACATCTCTCACATTTCCAATAGCTAATCTATCATCGAAGTTACCAGTCTTTTGTTTAGATAAGGTATCCATTCGAGTAACAGTGAACTCTTGTACTTTATATTGTTTTTTAATTTTTGTTAATGCCTTTTTAATCTGAGAAGGGTCAGTATTTGAAACTCTAACTCTTAATCTAGGTTTCTTTGGCATATTAGTAACTGTTGGAACTACACCATTGTTTACATCTAATGTATAGAAACCATAATCGTTTGGTAAATCAACCTCTTCGAATGTTCTACTTTCAACATCCCATAATAGATAACCATGCTTCTCTAATGATTCGCCGTGGTTTTGTTGAATCATAGAACCAGCATATGCAATGGTTGATGAACCTAATGTTTGTCTTTTATGGATATCACCTAACATCACCATATCGAATCCTTCAAACATATCAGTTGTGAAAGAGTTAGATGATACAGTATATCCTATATCAGTTTGTGCTAAATTAACGGGTCCGTGGAATAAACAAATAGTATTCTCACCTTCTACCACTTCTGCCTTTGGCCAATTCTCTTTGTTATCGAGTATCGAATAAACCACAAAAGTAATGTTATGGAAGGGATACACACCAGTATCTTTGAGGTAGTGGATTCTATCATTTTCTAAGTTTTCTACAATTGGAGTGAGTACATCCAATCTATAATTGTTGTTTAAGTTACAATCGTGATTACCAGTGATTAAGAATGTATGTTTTCTATTTGCACACTCAGTTAAGAACCAACTGATTTCTCTGATTAACTCAGGACTCATTTCAGTTTTTGCATGTGCAATATCACCAGCTAAATAGATAACTGAATTCTCAATGTTATCTTTATCTACGTTGTTTAAGAATTTTTGGAATACTTCTCTATATTCCTTATGTCTTTTTAGATTACGAATATGTAAATCCGCTAAATGGTAGATTTTTTCTACTATCATATATTATTTAGTTTTGAAAGGATTAAATCATCCCAACCGGTTTCTTCGGTTTCTTTTAACAAATTATTGATTTTATCAAATCCCAAATCTCCAGCATCACCACCTTCAGGTATAACATTCTTTACCTTTATACCATTTTTGATAAAATAGTTTGCATGTTTGGTAGAATCATCTACTGCATCGGAATCTAACAATATGTTGATTTCCTTTACACCCTTCTCTTTAATTTTGTTTTGTAAACTTCGAGGTATAAACTTTCCTAAAATAGGAATCACATTTCGTTTAACTGAGAATGAATCAAAAACACCTTCTACTAATGTAATAGGTTCTTTCCAATCGATTTGATTATCAAATACAATTACATTCCTACTAACAGGTGGATTCTTATATTTCATCTTCTCATCTTCATAAAAAGAACGAGCAATAAAATAGTTTAATTCACCATCTTCATTATAAGATGGAATAATTATTCTACCACTATACAATCCTTCCTCACAATAACCAATGTTATATTTCAAAACCTCATCCATAGAAATACTTCTTTGTTTGAGATAATGAATTGCTTGATTATAAATCGGATTAATTGATTTAGGTTTTTTAGAAAGTGTTTTGAATTCTTTTGGAAGTCTGAGAACTATCTTCTCTACTTCTAATTCGTTTCGTTTTGGTTTATACTCACCATATATAGAATGAATTCTTGCTAATTCACTCTTATCAACATTTAGTTTATAAAGTAAGGATTGAATACTCCTACCCTTAGAATCACATACCCAACAATGCCAATATTGAGATTCTAAATTTATTTGGAGTTTCTTCTTATGGTGATGACAAAAAGGACAATGATGTGCTTGTTCATTTCCTTTCATTGATGTACCAACACCTAATGTAGAATCCAATACGTTTATAACAACTAACTTATTTCTTGCGGAGAGCATAAATTAAATTTTAAGTAAATATACGAAAAATTTTTTAATTATCCAATTTTTGAATTAGAAACTTCGTTTAAAAAATTTCCTAACTTCTTTGTTGCTTCAATAAAATCAGTGTCAACTTTTCTATCTTCCATACCCTTTACTAGTTGTTGGATAGATTTTACAGCTACTTTTATTGCATCATCTTTTGCGTTTAACGAATTTTTGTTTATGCCATATCTTTTGGCTATTTGGTCTAAAGTCATAATATTATTTTTTATGTATATACAATTTGAGTACTAATATACAAATAATTTTTTAATTATCCAAATCTTTTTTATAAAATTTTCCTAAAATATTACCATTTAAACAATTTTCATCGGAAAGTACATCATATTTGAACTGATATTGTACTTCATAATAAGATAAGGATTTTTTTGAATAGCAGAATTGTAATACACTTCTTTTAAACTCATCTTCTTTACCTTCTGAGATTTGTTCTTTAATCCAATCGTTTGATGAGTAGTATTTCTGCCAGTCAGAAGATTTTCTAACTTTTTTCTTTTTGGGTAGTGAACCTCGTATACCAGCTAACTTTCGTTCTTCTTTAATACGTTGTAATTCCCTTTTTCCAATTTTTACATTACGAACACTTTGTAAGGATTTCTTACCAATGTAGTATTTGCCAGTTGGAATATGTTCTATTAGATAAACAAATCCTACGGCATTTTCGGGTATAACATCTTCGGTAACATCGTTACCATTCCATAACCAATTTAGCATTAAATCTTATTTAAATGTATCAGAGTAAGGTTTTCCTGGTTTGAATCCTGCACTACCTTGTCCTAACTTTCCACCACCAGCTTTTTCGATAGCCTTCTGGTCTTTAGATAAATCCAATCCACCATCTGCTTCTAATTTAGTTTTATCTCCACCTTTAAGGTTTGCCTTTGATTGAGCAGGTGCGTTATTTTTTAATCTTTCTTCTAAAGTCATAATTGTGTTCCTTTATATATTATAAATATAACCCTATGTATCAAAACGAACTATGAAGTTCACTGGATAATCGGGTAATGATTTAATTGGTTGAGGTAACTTTGCTACACCCACCATATTGTTATCATTATCATATAAACCTATTGTTGTAATAAATGGTGCTAAATAAGAACCTGTTTGGTCAGTTGAACCACTTACTTCATAATCATCAAAACTTCCTACACTTACACCATCTATTGATGATACGATAGGATGTGATTTTCCTTTTACATATTTAGAACCTGGTTGATAAAATGATTGAGAAACATATTCTTGGTCTATCAATCTACTACCTGGCTTTGTAATACTAATAGTATTTTTTACACCACCAACTTCATGCACTGCCGTTGGGTTTTGTGATACGTTAAATTCGTTTTCATTTACTGATAGGAATATTTCATTTTCGTAAATAGTCATTGTAGACCTATATGAAATATCAAAAGTTGTTAAAGATGTATTATCAACAATACCATCAGTTAAAACTATTAACCCCCTATCGTAAAAAATATTTCCTTTTATATTAGATGCAGAATCTATTAGATTAGAATTACCATCATCTGTTAAATCAATTGTACCATATTCAACTTGTAATGAACCTATCTTAACCCCCTCACCAAAATATTGTTGTGGAATTGAAAGTACTCCTATTGTATCACCAATAACTCTTTCATTAGTTGATGCATATGATTCTCTTTTCCCAACCTCCGTTAAAATAGATGATGTAGCTGGGTTTAGGTAGAATTGTGCTTTTACCGAATCATATAAAGTTCTTTTAGAGATTCCATTTGAATTTTTTACATCAGTATTCACATCATACAAGTCCGTTTGATTCGTACCATATAATGGTGTAATATCATCCTCATCCAAAGTCCATTCTTTATAAACTTTGAAAGGTCTTACT